TCATCGCCGAGAACGAGTTCGGACAGGTCGACACCATTGGCCGTGACTTCACGATGACCGTGGCCCAGACCGTCGAGCAGACATTGTGGGCTCCGCTCAAGCAGCGCATCGCTTGGGAGCGTGGCAGCAAGACCCTCAAGAAACTGTGGGACGACCAGAGCTATGACGAGCTCGTCCCGATCATGCACATGATCCAGCCCAGACGCGCAGAGGAGCGCGACCTGAGCCGCATGGATGGCATGAACCGGCCATACGCGGATCTGTACTTCGAGCACGGCGCAGACAACGACGCCATCCTGCGCGAAGATGGGTACGATCGCTTCCCTGTGTTCTGCCCGCGCTGGGATGTGTTGAGCGGTGACGTCTACGGCTACAGCCCGGCGATGGAGCAGCTCGGCGACATCAAGCAGCTGCAGCACGAACAGCGGCGCAAGGCTCAGGCCATCGACAAGATGGTCAATCCGCCGATGCGTGCATCCACTGCGCTGAAGGGGCGTGTCACCACGACGCTGCCCGGCGGCACCACCTACGTTGACCCGATGAACGGCAACGATGGTTTCGCACCCGTCTACCAAGTGCAGCCTCGCATCCAAGAGATGATGCTGGACATTCAGGAGGTGCAGCAGCGCATCCAACGCGGCTTCTACGCCGACCTGTTCGCCATGATGATCAACAGCGATCGCCGCATGATGACTGCCACAGAAGTGGCCGAGCGGCACGAGGAGAAACTTGTGCTGCTCGGGCCCGTCCTGCAGCGCCTGAACACCGAGTTTCTGGACCCGCTGCTCGAGGACGCGTTCATGACAGCCGCAGCTGCAGGCAAACTGCCACCGATGCCAGAGGCTCTGCGTGGTGTGGAGCTCAAGATCAAATACGTCAGCCTGCTCGCACAGGCTCAGGAGGCAGTCGCAGCTGCATCGCTAGAGCGCACGCTCTCTTTCGGCGGCAACTTGGCCGGTGTGTTCCCCAACATCCTCGACAACATCGATGAGGATGAAGCGTTCCGCGAGTACGCGGACATCCTCGGCAACTCGCCCAAGGTGCTGCGCGAGAAGAGCGCACGCGACGAGATCCGCAACCAGCGCGCAGAGCAGCAAGAGCAAGCGCGTCAGGCAGAGCTGGCGGCAACGGCAGGAGCTGCAGCCAACCAGACCGCTGGCGCAGCCAAGCTACTCAGCGAGACAGACACGCAGACGCCAAACGCACTGACGGATCTGCTGCGCGGCGGCCAGAACACAGCGGTAAACAATGTCTAAGCTCAACCACACGCGCCACACCAAGCCGATGGTGCGTGACAGCAACGATGAGATGCAGGTCAAGGCTGCACTCGACGGGGAGAAAGACCGCGAGAAGGATCTTGCGTTTATTGTCGCCCAGCCCAGAGGGCGACGCTGGCTGCACGAGGTCATATACCAGACGTGCCACCTCGACAGCCTAAGTCACGTTCCCGGTGACACACACTCGACCGCGTTTAACGAAGGCGCACGGTCGGTTGGCCAGCGCATCCTGTCAGAAATCCGGGTGCAGCACCACGATGCCTTCATAAAAATGATGGAAGAGAACAGATCCGATGAATGATATTACAGACGCACCCGTCTCCCCAGATGTGGCAGCCCCTGCAGCTGCCACTACTGCACCGCCAGCTGATAGCGGCAACGCCCCTCCCAAAGCTGAAGCCAAGGCTGGTGGTGCAGACATACTTGACACGCAACCAGTTGATGGTGCAAAAGATACGACAGCGGATGACGTGCTGTCGGGTGACGACGATGTCCAGCCAGAAGGTGTTCCAGAAGAGTACACCTTCGAACTCAGTGATGAAGCCAAGGCCGCAGGTCTGGAAATCTCTGATGATCTACTCGGCGCCTTCAAGGGCAAAGCCAAGGATCTAGGGTTCACACAGGACCAGTTCCAAGGTGTTCTTGAATACTACGCCGAGCGCACGCAGGCATCTACAGAGGAAGCCGTTACAGCGTGGAAGGATCGGGTTCAAGGCTGGCGCGACCGCGCACGCACAGACAAGGATTTCGGTGGCGAACACTACGACGCGAACGTAACGACAGCACTCACAGCTGTTGAGAAGTTCGGAGACGCAGAGTTCAAAGCCCTACTGAAGTCACCGTCAGAACAGAACCCCTCAGGCCTCGCTATCGGTAACCACCCCGCCCTCCTGCGTACGTTTAACCGCATTGGAAAGGCCCTCGGTGATCCAAGTCTACTTCAAGGTGACAGCGTTACGCAGTCAGCAACGGACGAGGCAAGGATGAAGAGGCTCTACCCTTCAATGTTCAAAGACTGACGTGCTAAGCAATAAGGATACCCATTCATGGCTGTTTTAGGCACAACCAACCCAACCCTCGCCGATCTGGCGAAGGTTACCGACCCCGACGGTTCCATCGCCGACGTGGTCGAGATCCTCAACGAGACCAACGAAATCCTCATGGATATGACTTGGATGGAGGGTAACTTGACCACGGGCCACCAAAGCTCGATCCGGTCGGGTCTGCCTACGCCGACTTGGCGTAAGCTCTATGGCGGCGTTCAGCCGACCAAATCGCGTGCTGTCCAAGTGACTGACACGTGCGGCAACCTCGAAGATTATGCTGAAGTCGACAAGGATCTTGTCGATATGGCCGGTAACCCCGCAGCGTTCCGTCTGCAGGAGGATCGTCCTCACATCGAAGGCATGAACCAAGAGATTGCTGACACGCTCTTCTACGGTGACGAAGCTACGGCGCCCGAAGAGTTCACGGGCTTCGCCCCTCGCTTCGACGATCTGTCTGCTGAGAACGCTGACAACATCATCGACGGCGGAGGCACTGGCTCGGACAACGCGTCGATCTGGCTCATCTGCTGGTCGCCGATGACGTGCCACGGCATCGTACCCAAAGGCTCCACCGCGGGTCTGCAGGTTCGTGACCTTGGTGAAGACACACTGGAAGATGCTTCCGGTGGCAGCAACACTGGCCGCATGCAGATCTACCGTACCCACTACAAGTGGAAAGCGGGTCTGACTGTACGCGACTGGCGCTACGTCGTGCGCATCTGTAACATCGACCGCTCCTTGCTGACGGTGGATCTTACAAGTGGCGCGGACCTCAACGACCTGATGCACAAGGCTCTCACCGAGATCCCCAACGCATCTATGGGCCGTTGTGTCTGGTACATGGACAAGAACACACTGGCGTTCTTGCGCCGCCAGACGTCGAACGCTGTGTCGAGCTCCACGCTCACCACTGAGAATGTTGGTGGCACGTGGCAGACAGCGTGGGGTGGGTATCCGATCCGTCGGTGCGATGCCCTGTCCATCAACGAAGCGCGGGTCGTCTGAGCTTAAACTGAGGAAAGGATAAACACATGATCCTCGATGAACTACTTGAGTTCGCTGACGCAGAGTCCGTAGCAGCTACTGCTGGTACGGATCTGATCGGCGACGTAATTGATCTTGGGGCAACCCCCCAAGATTTCGGCAACGGCAAGCCGATGTATCTGGTCATCACGACTGACACAGAGATCATCACCGGCGGTTCCGCTGGCACAATTCAGTTCGTTCTGGCTTCGGATGCGCAAGCAGCCATCGCCACGAGCGGCGCTGAAACGCGCCATCTGTTGACAGAGGAATTTGTCACAGACGACGCTAATGCCAACGATAGTCAGCTCAACGCTGGTGGCGTCATCTTCATGGGCGCTCTGCCCACAGGTGCGTCCAAGCCATACGAGCGGTATCTTGGCATCTTGTGCATCACCGGCACGACTACCACTACAGCTGGTGCGATCAACGCGTTTCTGACGACTGATCCGTCTGCTTGGAAGTCCTACGCCGACGGCGCCAACTAAGCTACCATGAGGGCCGCTTCGGCGGCCCTCGTCCTATCAACATGAGGAAGAGATAATGTCAGACACTATCAACGTCCGCTTCGATAACGCCGGGTACTATCACCCGGCTTATGGCCGTCTGGGCCGCGGAAAGAACGGCAATGTCACGTACTTGCTGCCAGCAGAGTTTGGCGAGCGGGAGACGATCGTGGTGCCGGTTATGGACCCCAGCTCGAAGCCGCCTCGCAAGGTCGGCGAAAAGAAGGTCACGCGTTACAAGCTGCTGCCCGAGACTGCAGAGATCATCCCCGATGAGGACATCAAAGAGGATGCAAAGAACGCAGAATTAACGGGCGAACCACGCGAGTTTGTGGTAAAGCGCCCCATCGTTGCTGGGCCAGAGGCCCTTGAACGTGTCGTCGGCACAGGCCGCGGGCCAAAGAAACAGAGCGCACGCGAGCGGACTACAGGCTCGGCGCGCAAAGCACCGGTGTAAACAGCTATGGCAGTCTCTGAGGTACAAATTGCGAAGATGGCCCTGCAGCACCTGGGTGACCGCTACGACATCACAAGTCTGAGCGAAGCCACACCAGAAGCAGAGCAGGTCAATCTGGTCTTTGACAACCTCAGAGACGAGCTGGTGCGCGAGCACCCTTGGAACTTTGCACTGCGCTACTACACGCCAGCTGCCCTCGTGGGCACGCCACCGGCGCAGTACACATACATGTACGCGTACCCATCGGACGCGCTGCGTGTGTGGAGGATCGTCAACCCTATGGACCCGACAGGGGATCTGTATGAGCCGCTGAAGTGGCGCGTTGCACGCAACAACTCCGACATCCGCGTTCTGCTGACCAACGAAAGCGAGCCTGAGTTCGAGTACAGCAAG